CGAAAGAAAATGCAGGTAAGCCTGCCGCTGAAATTAAACCTGTTAGTCCGTCATCTGAAACAAAACCAGCACCAACGGCTCCCGCAGCAGTTAAGTCTGAAGCTAAAACAGAAACACCGATGCCTGCTCAGGCTAAAACGGGAACACCACCTGCATTACCACCAACTCAACCTGTTGTACAAGATATACCAAGACAAGAACCAACTACCACAACTGCACAACAAAATTCTCCACAAGTTGCCGTGAATAGTTCTGTTAATAACATTGGTGGTAAACCTGCTAAACTCCAAAACACCGCATTGGCTAAACAACGTAATTCAGATTTAACTCGTTATCTAAATTCAATTGCTGTTGTAGTTTAACCAATAAAAAACCCCGCCGTAGCGGGGTAAACCATCCAAGGAAAGGAGTTTTGGTTTAATCTTCTTCAGCCAACTTACTGAAATAACTTAAATCATCATCTTCATCTAAAGAAGGTTCAACAAGTGTATCTACTGCCTTTTTAGGAGCAGTTCTAACTTGTTCCTTGATTGTTTCAACGGTTGTCTTTGGTGCAATTTCTTCACCATTCAAACCAAGAACTTTATCAAGACGCTTCTTCAACTCATCATACGATTTGAATTCAGAACCTGCACTCAGTTCACTTAATGCGAACTCAGACTTCCAGATTTTTTCCAACTCGTCATCATCATCTAATAGAGCAGATGGGGAATCAAACTCAGACTTATCATAATTCTGATAGCCTTCTACTTTACGAATCTTTAACTTAAAGTTAGCACCTTTCCACATATCAAATGGATTGATTGGCTGTTCATCTTCAAATTGAGGATTCATTGCTTCGGTAATCTTATCAAAGATTTTCTTACCAAAACGGAACAACTTCACTTTGCCTTCGTTTTCTGGATGCTTAGGATCAGCAACGATATACACATTGGCAACATAATTTAACTTACGCTTCTGTTTGCGAACAACATCTTTATTCGCTTCAATGCCAGAATTCCATAGAGCAGAGTTATGCTCACAGATAGGACATTGTTGATTCTTTGTGGTCAAGCAATTATCAATCAGCCAACCGCCAGGACCTTGAAATCCATGACTAAAGATTTTAACCCAAGGCAGACCATCTTCGCCATCTTTTTCAGATGCGGGAAGAAAACGAATAGTGGCCATGCCATTACCTGCTTTGTCTACTTCTGGTTTCCAATAGTTATCAGATTTCTCTGAACCTTCGGATGATTGGGAGAGTGCCTCAACTGCTTTGGTTAGTTTGTCGAGGTTGCCAGATTGGCGTTTGAGATTAGCGAAACTCATAGTATTACCTTCTTTCTTATTAAACGGAGTATAAACGGAATATTTTCAAAAACTTCTCATAATCAACTGCTAGTATATCATTATATTTATCCATTGTCAAACATATAAACGCAAGATTGCCAGAGTTGTTGGCCAATCTTTATGAAGAATACCGATACCACCGGCCTTTCTCCAATCTTCAATAACAGATTCGGTATCATCAATGATAATCTTATCTGGTGCTGCATATTTGTACTTGTGTTTTTTACCTGGTACAAAATTTGGAGTGAATGTAATACCGTGTGTCTGCAACCAAATCATTTTCTGTTTAGAAATGTCATCGTATCTTGCTTCATTTGCAGTAGAAGAAAGCATTTGTGTTGGCACATTTAACTTACGCAAAAATGTAACACCATCCATAGCACCTGGCATTAAATCTAATGTAGCAAATTGGTTTGTAGCAATAAACTCATTAAAGAAACTATCAAACTTCTTACTCTTTTCTGCTTCTTTTGGTTCCATACGATAGAGTTCTTTGTATCGTTTTACAAAGTCAGCAATAACTCCATCCATGTCCAAGTATATACAACTAATTTTAGGCTTGTTCATGTATCTTCTTCTTTAAAATATGTAAAAATTTATTTTTATCGTATTGTACGAATGGCCTATACTTTTCAATCTTTCTCAACCAATTAGGCCACACAATATCATCATAAATTTCTTTATTCCACATCGGAATAAATTTCATAATATCATCTAAAATAATGACTGTCTCAATTGAAATACTACCACTCATCAAATACTGTAACAACTTTGGAAACTCATTTGATTTTACCAAAAGTAAATCATCTGGTCTATCAACTTTCTCCAACAGGTACATTATATCATTTTCAAAGGTATAAGTCAAGCTTTGATACCGTTTTTGCCATTTGGTATAGTTCTCCTCGCCATCTTGGAGTAGTTCACCTATCCAGTCACCTTTACCTTCAATGAAGTTTGCCACATAAAAATACTTTAACTCATCGATACCATATTTACGAGATAGTTTATAGAATTGGTATTTGGATTTGTTATGCAAGAATGATTGCTTCGATACATTGGTTTTGCCATTGTATTTAAAGTAATCATAAGAATCGGATGTGAAGTGTAGTTTCAAAGCATTCCATAAGGCATATGCTTCAAACCCGGTATTCTCCGTCATATTGGCAGACGAGCACTTTTCTTCAACATATTGTTGTCTTGTGCTTCTAATTTAATTTTTGATTTAAGATTAGATGAGATTAAAGTGGCAGCCACCTCAATTTCTAAACCCGTCTCTTTGCAATGTTGGCATATGGCATCCATATAACCCAACTTTTCATCTTCAACAAGTTGTTCAATCAATAAACTAAACTGTTTTACTTCATCTCTAGTAGGCACTTTATTAAATCCTCAATTTCACTTTTATTCATCATTATACATTGCGAATGAGATGGTGGCAATCCCTCGCCACGATCCTTCATTTCAGTTCTCACCAACATAAAATCATCTTCACTGCCATATGGTGTTGTTTTAAATTTTAGCATAAAAGACATGGTTACCTATTTTGGTTATAACTCTGCCTTTCCAACCAGGATTCACATACACAGCATGATAATATAATGCGTTAGTTCTCGCTATTGTATCATGGACATTTGGTTCTGTCAAGGCCTTGCGGGCAACCATTTCTGATTCTTCCCATGCATATTTATTTTGAATTGCCAGATTTTTTAGGCAAGTCCAACTAAATTGGCAAGTGCCGAGTGTTTTTTGATATACCACGCCACAAATTGTGGATGGAAAATTTGGATCATTAGCACGATTCAAGGTAACTTGAGCTACTGCCAGTTTACCTTCATATGATTCTTGTGCTGCTTCATAATAAATGTTTTTGGTCAAGCAAGCCAATTCTTTATTGAAATTTTCACTTACTTGTTGTTCAACTACTAAGTCTTTTATCTCCTGTGATACTGATGGAAAAGAATAAAGTGCTACTGCGCAAATAACTCCACATAATATAGATTTTGATTTTGATGCGAACATCATATCTCCTTTTGTTTACAGTCGGTGTTCTGACCTTGGACCCAAGTACTTTTGACTTTGTGATAGGGTTTGTGAAACGATTGTTTCTGTTGCCAAGTACAATCGTTAAAAAACTCCGACAGGTGTTTAGGCTGCCAGTGCGAACTTATTATCGTTTGCGGTTAATTTTATTTGCTTCTTCGACCGAGTGTCCTCAATCCTAACGTCTTTAGCTTTGACGATTCTCCATTGTTCTAATTATTGCCATGTCGAATCCTTTCACCCCCATCAGAAGTATATTGCCATTTTCATGTTTGCTACCAGAATAATCGGTTCGTCAATATACTTTTGGTGGAGGTGGTGGCATCGAAGCCACGTCCACAACAACTTTCAAACAACTTCAACGAATGTGTATCAATAATGGTCCTAATCTATAACTAGTATAAACATCGCCACTATTAAATCTAACTTGGCCCCAATGAAAAATTCCACCACGGTACCAATGTGTTTTATATACTCTAATCTTCATGTCCGACCCACCACCTATTTTATTCGAAATAGGAAATCATTATACATCATAATTATATAAATGTCAACGGTTTTAATTAAAGATACCAAAACTATTTTAGGTAATTAAACCAACCAGTAATGATATATTTATCTTCCGACATTGCCGGAATGCCTCTATGTGTAAATGTCCAATCAGTTGGCCAAATTAAAGTCTTACCTTTCATAGGTTTAACTTTAATGTCCTGATAATAAAATTCTGTCTCGCCATCAACATTTACATCATTCAAGTATGTCATAAAAGCCAAATGTCTTGTTGAATTAGCACAACAGTTTTCGGTGTGCCATGTTTTATATCCTGCACCAGGTTTATAATACTGAATATTAATTGGTTCTACAATTCCCCAAGGAGCATAGGCATTTGAATACGAATATTCTTCGATATATTCTTTTGCAACTTCAATTAATTTTTTGGTATAACTTTTGTAAGTATCACAATTAAATTCTAAAACACAATCGACTGAATCTTTTATATTTTTATCGACTATGAACTCACTACCATTAAAATATTTTCCTTCATCTTTTACATTGTTTTGATAATAGTTTAACACCTCATCACATACAGATGAATCGATAAAAGATTGGTGAATAAATTGAATCATTTACCTTTGTAAAAATTAATTGCTTTTACCAAACCATCAATGTGGTCTTTGGTCTGTTGCTTAAACAATAAAGGTTCAGAATCTTCTACTGCCATAATAATTACTAGATTATCAATTGGTGTGCCAATCATTTCTTCATACATCAAAGCATATGCTGTTGTCTGCCAATAATAATCTTCAATATCTGCACTTGATTTAATCCGTTTAGAAGTCTTAAAATCAATTACTGATAACTCACCATCAAATTCACCAATACAGTCTACACGACCCGCCATGCCTAATTGTTTTGACCACAATGCTGCTTCTTGATAATGAATGTTATTGATACGATTTAACAATGGTTTTAATGATATAAACATTTCAAAAGCATCAGGCCTAACGCCTTCTTTTTGACTTAGGTTTGTTTCATTGTTTAAATAATATTCACATAATGTATGCACACCTGTACCACGACTGGTTGCTTTCTTGGATACACGATTGGCTTCTTCTTCACCAACACGCTTGCGCCATCTCATAATGGCTTCTTTCTTTTGGGCGCCAAGTACAGTAGTGACAGAAGGCAATCTTGTGCCATCTTCTAATGTATAATATCGTTTACCATCAGGAAATGTTTCTGATTTTAAATCAGTAAGAACTTTTGGTGTGCAGTAATTAAATTTTGGATTCATGTTTTGGCTTTGTAACAAAAGTCTGGCGTACTGCCTCAAACTTTTCATATTCTTCGGGAGTAATTACTGCTTCGTCAATCTTCTTTCGTACTTCTTTATGAAAGTTAATTAATTCGTTGATATCACCATTATAGTGAAAGTGATTTGTAATCTTTTTGGTGTCGTAGGCATCCATGATGATATGATATCTATCTTCATCAGAATCATTACGAATCTGATGCCAATCATTTACCCACACCATGTATGCGTTACCCGGTTCCATATACAAGTCTGTACCATTGCTAATGAACAAACATTTTTTATTTGTAATCAATGGAATGTGTATGCGTGCCATGTATTCATTATCATCTGCATCACGATGTACTAATGATTTTGCACCTGCCTTTAAACAAGTAACACGAGCACGACTAGGATAAAAACCGAGTTCACGAATTTGGTCTAATACTTTGGCAATTTCACCTTGATATCCTTGTGTTGGATTTTGGTGTTCAGTAGACATGGCAATATCAAAGAACTTCAATGATTTATAATTGTTATCGTTTTTTGGAAAATAAACTTCCATTGCTTCGCCATCATCATTCTGAAAGAAATCCCAACCATCTTTCCAGTCACCTGTACGAGATAATAATGACCAACCTCCAAAGCCATGATATGCTGGTGTTTCGTATTCTTCACCTTGAATCACTTGTTGACCTAATGGAAAAACATACTGCTTCACATCAGCCAATAGTTTATCATAATCGAATTTAATAAAATCTAATTTCTCATAGAACATTATATTTGTCCTGCCGTAGTTAATATTTGCTTTACCTCATCATAACATAATGTAGATGACATGGCAATGGCCAAGCGTTCTTTAAAGTTACCACCTGGTTTAACCGAATGAGGTACAGTAACATCAAGTAGCCATGCGTCACCTGGTTCTGCCATAAACGATGTGGTGCGCATCAAATCATCTTCATTATATATCACACCATCCGATTGGTTCTTCACCTGTTTGGTCTTTGGTTTATCTGTTGCCAGTTTATAAAATTGAGTGAGACAGTTACCAGTTTGAATATAAAAGTTAATTGTTGATTTAATACCACTATCTGTATGAGGTGGTATTTCGGCATTAACTTTCATTATGGTAATAGAGAAATCTTTATGATACTTTTTTGGTATCATATTCATCAATTCATCTTTTTTGTTCAAATCGACATGGTAATAACCAATGCCTTTACCTTTTTCACCAAAGAACATTTGCTCTTTTTGAATGGTATATTTGCCTACATCAAAACTATTCTTTAATTTTAGGAACATATTCTTTAATCTTCACAAGGTCATTTACCCAACTCTTTAATACTACTGCATTTGGGCTCTCTTTGTCAATCTTTAAATTTAAATCGGTAGATAATGATATTCTCAAATCGTTTGATTTGTTTTCTTGCACCTCGTGCATCATATATGCAGGAAAGAATACAAGCGAACCTTCTTTTGGTGTAATCGTTCTAATTTTTACTTGTGGGTTTTCTTTAATGTATTCACCATCAACAATGGCAAAATCACCTGTATCAACCAATGATATATCACCAGAATTATTTGGCACCTTGATGTAGTATGTAACAGCAATGGTTGCATCAGAGTGTGCGTGCATTTCGATTCGTTGACCTGGTTCTTTTACATTCACCCAGCCAAAGTCAAAATCAAAATCAATTTCTAAACCTTCTACATCTCTTGCCTCATGCACATATTCTGTTGCATGATGTTTAACTAGAGAATGTATTGTTTTTTTGAGTTGTTGCAGATGTGGTAAATCATAGTCCCACAAATCATCATGTGGTTTACTATCTTTACCTGTTTGGATATTTTTTGCTACGGAATAGATTTCATCTAAAAGTCCATCATTGAACTTTGAATCAAAACCAGTATCTACTTCCCATATTGGTGATTGCCACCACTTATTCACTTTAACCATTATAAATTGTATTAAAGACCTTTAGAAGCCTTCCATGCTTTATATTCTTTAACAATTTCACATTCATGATCCCAATCGATACCATCATGTGGATTTTGTCTCGCTGTATGATACTCATCACCATATACAATGTATTCTAAAATAGGAATGCCATCGTGAAAGATTGCTTCTAAGATATCAGCATAGTCATGCAACATTTG